AAGAAAGGCGCTCAGTCGGCGGCTTGGCGCGGTGGTATCGCTTTTAACGCGCAAGGTTATGCCATGCAGCATGTGGACCGCGCCTCGCCTTATTGGCAGATGGCAGCAAGGTCCGGCTACGTGATGCAGCATCGCTTGGTGATGGCTGAAAGCCTTGGAAGGCCGCTTCTGGATAGCGAAAGCGTCCACCACATCAACGGCGACCGCACCGACAACAGACTAGAGAATTTGCAGCTAAGGCAGGGCAAGCACGGCAAGGGCACAGTGATGTGCTGCGCTGATTGTGGCTCTCGCCGCATCGTACACAGGGAACTTGATGATTGACGTGAAACCAAAGCCAGAGACCCGATATTCCTGCAAGGAATGCGGCGTCGAAGTAAAGCGCGAGCGCGACGAGTTTAAACGCGGCTGCGAGTGCAATGGCGGCATTGTGGCTAGCCTGCACGCCACGGCTTACGGCGAGAGCAAGGTGGCGAGCTAAATGGCTGGGTTCCGGTCGGTTAAGCGGTTTGCAGAAGCCGAAGCCGAGGGGCGCTCGCTTGTTACGCATTATCGCAAGAACTTCACGTCAAGCGTGGGGTCTAACTTCTGGCAAGACACCAGCATGACGGCTGGCGGTCCCCCTGCCAACTTCTACGCGGCGACTCCGCTTGAAGCGGCAACGCTGAACGGAACGCGCGGGATTTACCACGGGGATAATAAGTCTCCTTCTGCGAAGTACCTGACGCATTGGGGGGCGATGGTTTCGAACGCGAACCTAAATGGCCCGCTTCATTTGATGGACTACCTGCTGTTTTACCCGTTTGTGGACTCTGACGAGTTGGCAACGCAGGCGATGGACAACACAGCGACTCTGCCGCGCTACACGGACGGCGAGGGCGTCATGGTGATGCCAATCGGGCAATCGACATCAGCAGGCGGCGGGACTTTTACCTTTGTCTACACAAACCAGGACGGCGTGGAGAAAACCAGCCCGACGAATTTGTGTAACTCATCGGGAAATATCACTTACCCGGCAAATGTGACGAAGGGGACGCCATCGGGCGGCGCGAACTCTGGATGGCCGTTTTGTGAACTTGCTGCGGGTGACAGGGGCGTCAGGGACATCAAGTCTGTCACGTATCTCACGACAAACGGCGGCCTTGCTGCCTTCGTGCTGGTGAAGGTCTTGGCGACAAACGTTCTGCGCGAGGCTTCGACCATGTCGGAGGTTGAGTTCGTCACGCAACTGACTCCGCCGCCTCGCATCTATGACGGCGCTTATCTGAACATCCTGATGTACCACCCCGGCAATACGACCGGGTCTACATTGACAGGCTACATCCGCACCATCTGGGACGAAGGAACGTAAAACATGGCGGGCTTTGCCTCCCAAGACCAACTCATTGAAGCCATCACGGTCGATGGTCAGTACCTGCGCCGCGACGGTGCGAAGACCACTGCGCCCGCTCACACGGCCACGGCTGGCTGGCATTTGCTGTCTGGTCTTACCGGGTATCCCGCAGCAACGACCTTTCCAGGCACTGACTTGGTCTGGTCGAACTGCGACGAGAACGTAGGCGACGGCACGACGAACTTCAGCCTGTTGCATGGCGGGGCAGTTTCGCCCATGACCAAGCACATTCTGAACGTAGGCGCGAGTGTCGTGGCAGCGACGGGTGCACCTTGGCAAATCAAGCTTGTCGACCTGCAAGGCTACTACCGCTTGAGCACGACCAACGTCACGGGCACCGGCTCACGCACGCTGGTCAACACGAACACCTTCACGGCTGACGCCCCGACCAACGTCATCACCTATACAAACGACTGGAAGTCGGGAACCAAGGTCCAGTTTACGACCACAACGACGCTTCCGGCTGGCCTGTCGCTTGCAACCGACTATTGGCTGATTCGCGCATCGGCGACGACTGCAACGGTGGCCTCGTCCTATGCCAACTATGTGGCTGGAACGGCGGTAGACATCACCGACGCAGGCACCGGCACGCATACGCTGACCATCCAGATGCCGCGATATACGAACGGCGTGGGCTGCGAAGCCATGTTCGTCTGCCAGACGCAGCCTACAGCGGGTGGCCCGACACTCTCGGCTTCGGCATATACCAACACGGCGGGCACCGGCTCGCGCGCCTTCCAAGGCACGCCAACCATGAACGCGACCGCTGATGCATATGCAACCCGCATCCTGCACTCATCAAACGCTGCCAACCGTTATGGGCCGTTCCTGCCGAAACAGGGCGGAGACACTGGCATCCGGCGCATTGACAGTTTCACATGGTCAGGCGGCACGGCTTACACCGGCACGGGCGTGGTCGCCCTCGCCATCTGCAAGCCACTGCTGGACCTTGCGCTTCCCGTGACCGGCATGTGGTCAGAGCGCGATCTGGTCAACCAATTGCCGAGCCTGCCGCAAGTCATGGACGGCGCGTGCTTGCAGTGGATGCTGATGAGTACCGCCGCGACGACAACGAACTCGCCATTCACGTTCGCAATTGACTTCGGCTGGAACTGAGCAATGCCATCCGCCAAGCAACTCGTCGCCATGTGGGAGGGTGTGCTTAGGCAATACATGGACAGCGTCGGGGCCAATGATTTGACGCCGGAACACGTCGCTTGGCTCATGGAGAATTGCGACGGGGACTACTACCACGCAACGCTTGCGGCTCAGATCGTCTTGAATGACCCACCAGTAACAGAGCCTGAAGCCTGATGGCGCTGATCTCGAACGGCCACCGCTTGGCGTGCAACCCGATGAGGCAACTCTTTGGGCAAAGCACGGCAATAACGACGCCCAGCACGTCAAGCGTCCACCGTGGCAGTTTCACGGGAAAGGGCGCGCTGAATAACTTCTACGCAGGCGAAGCGACTGTTGTCTCAGGCGCTAGCATTGCAAACAAGAATGGCTTCCCGACAGGTGCGGCTAACCCGATTTCATGGGTCCTGCCCATCAAAGCGGGCGGCATGGCAGCACGTCGGACCATCCTCGCAGAAGGTGACCTTACAGCGGCCATTGCAGGCGGGAAAAATGCCGAGGCTGTGATTGCTGGAACGGGCACGCTGACTGCTGTTGGCCAGCTAGTCATCAGTCTCCAGGCTGCTATCGGCGGCTCTGGCACGATCTCAGGCGCTGACCTGAAGGCGTTCTTGAACCTCGCTGCGGCCCTGTCAGGCTCAGGCGGGGCAACGGCTCAGTTAACCGCTATCGGCCACCTAGCAGCGGCTGTAGAGGGCGAGGGCACGGTAGCCGGGACCACGGTCCTGACGGCTCTTGGCACGCTTGCAGCAGCCATCAACGTGACGGGCGATGTGCTGACCACGGGTAACGTCGCAAACGCCATTCTGGACGCTGTGAACGGTGTCGAAGAGGGGCTGACGGTGCGTCACGCGCTTCGGCTCATTGCAGCGGCAACGGCAGGCAAGATCAGCGGCGCGGCTACGACCACGATTACGATCAGGAACGCCATCGTTGACGACAAGCAGCGAATCATCGCCACAGTGGACGGCGACGGCAACAGAAGCGCGATTACCTACGACCTCACGGACAGCTAAACCGTGAGCGGGGACCATTTCCCTAACCGATACTTTCCCGACAACTACTTTCCGGGGCGGTATTTCCAAGGGGGCGAGCAAGCCGCTGGCGCGATGTCTGCCAGCCTGTCTGGCTCTGGCAGCGTCACTGCAACGCTTACCCAAGCAGCAGCGGCTGCGACGGGCGGCTCAGTCATTGGCTGGGATCCGTACTACTACAAGAAGCGCAACAAACGCCGCGACCAACGCAGGGACGTGGTCAAGTTTGTCGAGGAGGTGGCAGAGGCCCCCCTTGCACAAGCCCCTGTCGAGATACGAGAGCAGGCACAAGAGGCGCTAGAGGCCGCAAGGCTCGCGCTGCAGCTTGCTGAACTGGACGCCATGCAAAAGGCGCTCAGGGAGATAAACGAGTTTTACGCCCTCATCCGCGCGGAGGCCAAACGGCTACGCGACATGGACGAGGACGAAGAGGAATTGCTGCTGTTCGCAGCGTAGGAATTACTTGGGACGGGGTGGAGGGACACCCTAGCTATGACACCCACGGGTCCGTATGGGTCGAGCGAGGCAAGTCAACGGGTCGCGTGGGCATCCCCAGCAAGCGCAGGAAGGGTCTGCGACCAAGTAAGAAATTCCCCGCTGCAATAGCAGGGCATGACGAGCCGCCATCGTTAAGGGCGTTGCATAGCCGCCGCCGGGCTTCACCGGGCGACACTCAAGGAAACGAATGACAGAGGATGACAAGCTGTCGTTCTTGGACCAACCAAGAGACGACACTGGAAGATTTGCGTCTAAACAAGATTCGCAGCCCGTGGAAGCCCCACCGCCTGCATCGGTGCCGCCTGCAGAGCAGCCCGCCCCGACACTGGAACCAGCACTATCGCAGCCGGTCAGCGCGCCCGTACAGCCGCAGTCTGGATACATTCCGATAGCCGCAGTTCTGGACGAGCGCGAGAAACGCCAAAGGTTCGAACGTGAAAACGAAGAACTCCGGCGCAAGTATGAGGAGGCGACACGTCGCCCTCCCCAGGCACTGGACCCCATCGCAGATCCAGAAGCCTTCGAACGCTCACTTAACGAACGCATAGAGCGTGTTCGTTGGGACGCAATCACGAATGCCAGCCTTGTTGCTGCTACGCGGCATCATGGAGCCGACAAAGTCAAAGCCGCCGAGGAATGGTTGCAGTCTGAACTGCAGCAGAACCCCGGCATTTGGCAGCAAATCCAACGTCAGCCCGACCCTTACGATTACGTGGTCTCGCAGCACCAGCGAACTCTACGACTGCAGAAGATCGGCGACGACGATCCAGAGCATTGGGCACAGAAATGGGCCGAGGCTAATGGATACGTGAAAGCCGGAACCACGCAGCCACAGAGCGCAGGTGTGTCGGGACATTCCCAACCATCGACACTGCCTAGACCTTCACTCGCATCCGCACCAAGCGCCGGGGGTAAGACCTCGAACGTTCCGGTCGGNCCNGGGGAAGCGTTNAACGCAGTGTTCAAATAAGGACACACTGCTATGGCTGAGACAGCCCTTTCATCTGCCTTGGAAAAACAAGTTTGGTCCAAGGACTACCTCGCAGAATACGTTCGCGAGTCTGGCTTTCTTCCTTACATGGGCCGCAAGAAGACTTCGGTCATCTGCACCATGTATGAACTGGCCAGCGAAGCTGGCAAGACGCTCAACATTCCGCTCATCACCAAGCTCAACGCCGCTGGCGTTCGTGGCTCTGGCGTGCTGGACGGCAAGGAAGAGCAGCTTGGCAACTACAACTGCGCCATCTCGGTTGACTGGATTCGTAACGCCGTAAAGGTGCCGAAGTCCACGTCGTACAAGACCGAGATCGACCTGCTGAACGCTGGTCGTGACATGCTCAAGCTCTGGTCTGCCGACACGCTCCGTGCCGACATGATCAAGTACATGGCTGGCCCCACGGTCACCACGTCGAGCATTCCGGCGGTTGACATCGTTGACACTGACGGCAACGTCGTTGTCACGGGTGCAACGGCTGCGAACTACAACACGTGGTCCGCTGCCAACTCTGACCGCATCCTCTACGGTGCGGCTACGTCGAACTACTCGGCAACCCATGCAACGGGTCTGGCGAACGTCGACAGCACGAACGACAAGTTGACGGTCGCGCAGATCAGCCTTGCCAAGCGCATGGCGAAGAATGCGTCACCTGCAATTCGTCCGTTCCGTCTGGAAGATGGGCGCGAGTACTTCGTGATGTTCGTGGGCGCTCGCGCGTTCCGCGACCTCAAGACTGATTCGAACATGACAAACGCCAACCGTGACGCTCGCGCACGTGAAGGCAACGGCATGGACAACAACCCGCTGTTCCAGGACGGCGACCTCATCATTGACGGCGTCATCATCCGCCAGATTGAAGAGATTTCGACGCTCATCACAACGTCGAGCATCTTCGCTGCGGCTGGTGCTTCGTCCATTCCGGTTGAGCCCGGCTTCCTCTGCGGCCAGCAGGCGATGGGCGTGGTTTGGGGTCAGGAACCGATGCCGATCACCGACATGACGGCGGACTACAAGTTCCGTCCCGGTGTTGCCATCGAAGAACTGCGCGGCATTGCCAAGCTGCATTTCGGAACCGGGTCGTCCTCGGCTTCGAAGCAGCAGGGCATCGTGACGGTCTATTCGTCAGGCGTTGCTGACTAAGTTTGAGCGGCTGGCTTATGGCTGGCCGCTTTCCCTTTTCTCTTTGGTGAGGACCAAACATGCCTACCTATTCATCGAAACAGTACGCCAACTCGCCAAATGCTGGCGTTGGCGCAACTCCCGGCAACGTGATGGCGTTCTACTGGGAAATCACGACCACGGCGGCTCTGACAACGTCTGACCCGCTCGTCTTCGGTGTCGTGCCGAAGGGCTTCCGGGTTCTCTCGGCAGTCCTTGAAGCCACGGACCAGGACTCGGGCACCACAGTCACCCTGAACATTGGTGACGCTGGTGACGCTGACCGTTTGTTCGCTGCTTCGACTGTGGCACAGGCTGGAACCGCTGACCGCGCTATGGCGGTTACGGGCCAGAACTACCTGTACACGGCTGACACCATCATCACGGGTGTTGCGGCTGCAGGCCCTGCCACGTCGACGGGCACGATTGCGCTCGCTCTGATTGGCCGCTTTGAAGGCACCGCTTCGTAAGCATGAGGGGCGGGCCACAATCCGCCCCTTTCTTTTTCTGACAAGGAGGGTTTATGACCAGGTTCGTTTATTTAGGCGGGACGGAATTCGACGGCACCGAAATGCCCGCATCCGTCACCATGTACGGCATCAAGTTCATAGAAGGCGTTGCCAAGGATGTGCTTCCAGGCAACTTCGCCGACGATTCCAAGTTTCAGCACGCAATCAGCAAGCTGAAGACGCACCAGTTCTTCCAGGCGGTCAACGACGAACCCGGCACGCTTGAAGTGCTGGATGCACCGAAGGCCAAGCGGGGTCGGCCTGCCAAGGTTGTGGCTGACGACGCTGTATTTGTTGAGGACGCTGCAGAGTGAGCCTGACGCAAGAGCGGCTTCGCGCGTTGCTGGACTACGATCCAGAGACGGGGCATCTCACGTGGAAAGTTCGCCCCGTGAAAACGCATTTCGAAGTCATATGGAACAAGCGATTTGCTGGCAAGCTTGCCGGTCATCTGCGCCCGGATGGCTACATAGGCATGACCGTGAACCGAACCAAAATACAAGCCCACAAAGCGGTATGGATATACCACCACGGCGACGGGGCAGTCGTCGACATTGACCACGTGAACGGCATCAAGTCGGACAACCGGATTTCCAACTTGAGGGCTGCTAGTCGCTCGCAGAACATGGCGAATACGTCCCGTCGATCTTCAAACACGTCTGGCTATAAAGGCGTGACAAGAGACAGGCGAACCGGGCGCTTCATTGCTGCCGTCCACCCTAACGGTAAAAAACTGCACTTGGGTGTGTTCGATACCGCTGAAGCTGCACATGCTGCCTACGTCGCCGGGGCGTTGAAGCATTATGGCGAATTTGCGAGGGCGTCATGACAGTCACAAACACGGATTTGTACCAGATCATCGGAGAGGAGCTTGCCATCATAGGCGCAGGCGAAACCCTGTCTGCTGACGTTAGCGACATGATCTCGCGCAGAGCTTCTAAGGTGAGAGCCTGGCTAATCGAAGAGGGGCTGTGTTTTTGGCTAGACGACGCCATCCCCGACGCGGCTGCGCTTCCCTATGCCCAAGTCATTGCAGGCCAATGCGCTGAAGCCTTCGGGCGCGGGCCTAACTCTGACACACCCTATCTGCTTGGCGAGACGGGATATCGTCTGCTTGAGCGTCACGTTTCCCAACGCTCTAGCAAAGAGCCTGTTATGGTGGAGTACTTCTGATGGCGCTAAACACTAACTTCATTGAGCAGCTTACATTGCTCAACAACGAATCCGCTACCGGGTCATACGTCATTGCAAAAGGCGGGACGTATATCTGGGAGGCCGAGGGCACGTTCTCAGGTGCCACGCTGCAGCTTCAGGCGAAGAATGCGAACGGCACCGCCACCGACATCGCAGGTGCGGCGTTGACTGGCGCGGGCTTTGTCTCTGTGCTGCTTGCGGCAAATGCTGAAGTGCGCGTTGCTGTTACGGGTTCGCCTTCTGCCATGTACTCCACACTTGTGGCGGTGCCATAATGGGCGGTGTTCTTCTGCGGCCTTTGACGCCGCTGGTATTGGGCGTCAGTGGAACAGCCGCGAGTGCAGGCGCAAACACAACCGAGAACACCCTTGCGACGGTCACAATTCCCGGCGGGACAATGGGGCCAAACGGCCAGTTGTGGGTCTACACGCTTTGGAACTACACGAACTCAGCCAACAACAAGACCATGCGCGTGCGCCTAGGCGGCGCTGGCGGCACTCAGGCGCTCGCTATCACGCAGACGACCACGACGCAGATGGCTGACTTCCGCATCATCCAGAACGCTGGTGTTCAGAACAGCCAGATCTTCTTTGACCGTGGCAGCGTCCCGCATCCGGGTACGACTTCGGTTGGCACGAACACGACAGCGGCCATCGACACAAGCGTCACCACATCCCTCGTCATCACGGGTCAAAAGGGGCTTGCAGGTGACACGCTTACGCTTGTTTCGTGGTCTGTCCAGCTTATCCGGCCCTGATGCCCCGCGTCCGCATCCCCTTTGGCCGCACCTTCAACAAAGGCCGGTCGAACGCCGCAGGTATGCAGTCTTTGGTGAACCTGTACGGCGAGCCAGTAGACGGCGAGGGGCGGACCGACTTTGTGTGCTATGGCACTCCTGCGCGCTCCCTGTTCGCCACAATAGGCGGGGGAACTGTGCGCGGCATGATTACGGCGTCTGACGTGCATTACGCAGTCATCGGGACGACGCTGTACAAGGTGAACTCTGACGGCACGTCATCAAGCCTTGGAACCATTGAGGGCGCTTTGCCTGTAGACATGGCCTTCAACTCAAACCAGATCGACATCATCGCCGAGGTGAAGTCGTACTACTTCGACGTTCCAACCCTGACGCTTACCGAGCATTCTGGCGGGGGCTACGAACAGGCCACGTCATGCACTTCCCTGGCTTCGTATTCCATCATTGCAGTCAAAGACACAGGCCGGTTCCGCTGGAGGCTGACAAACGTCTTCACCTTCGACGCGCTCGACTTCGCCACGGCTGAAGCTGAGAGTGATAACCTTGTGGCTGTTCGCGCAGTTGCTAATGACGTAGCATTGCTTGGAACGAAAACCACGGAATGGTGGGGGCCTACGGGTGACAGTGGGGCTAACGCATTCGCTCGAACTGCCACGGCATCGGCTAACATTGGCTGCACGTCGCGCGATACGGCTCTGGTCGTAGATAGCGGCCTGACATGGGTGGGGCGGGACGGAAAGGCAGGGGGCGTTTCAGTTTATCGTGCAGAGGGCTATGCCCCGCGCAAGATCAGCCCGCCTGAAGTGGATACGCTGCTGGAGTCAGTAGCAGACCTGTCCATGCTCAAGGCGTTCGCTTATCAGCAGAGGGGCCACCTGTTCTACTGCCTGACGCTTCCTGACGAATGGTCAGTCGCTTGGGACATCTCCACCAATATGTGGAGCTACCGCAAGACGGGTTCTTGGCCGATGGGGTCAGACCCTACGGGCGGGTGGGATGCTGAGACATTCGCCATCAACGGCGTGAAGCAGATCGTCGGCAGTTCTGATGGCAACCTGTATGAGTTGCTTGCCGACAGTTTCACGGAAAACAGCGAAGGCATTATCCGCGAGGCCACGTCAACGCAGATCAGCCACGACGGCAAGCGCGCGTTTATGAGCCGCCTGGAACTCGACATTGAGGCGGGCGTCGGCCTTTCCTCCGGTCAGGGTTCAAGCCCTATCGTCATGGAAAGTCACAGCGACGACGGCGGCATGACGTGGAGCAACCCGCGCAATGCCAGCATGGGGCAAATCGGGCAATACAAGTACCGGGCCGTGTGGAATGCGCTTGGCTCGTATCGTAACCGGATTATCAAGGTCCGCGTCAGTGACCCCGTCAAGGTGGTCATGCTGGGTATGTGGGCTGACGTGAAAGTGGGAGCGCACTAATGAACTCGAACTATCTCAGCATGATGGCGCAGCGTTTCCCGCAGGGCGGTCAGGCTCAACAGCCACGCTTGATGCAGATGCTTATGGCAAGGCGTCAGCAGATGCAGCAGCCACAAGCCAGCATCATGCCGGTGGGCCAGCCTATGCAGCAGATCCAGACCGTTGCACAGCCTCCCATGCGCCCCGGCAACAGGCTGATGCCGAAGGGTATGCAGTCCTACTAATGACCCGCCGCCGCTCCAACGTCCCCCAGAAGATCCACGGCGATGACCGCGAGGTGCTTGGCTTCTACCAAGCCCTGCTGGACTACCAAAAGGGCCTAGTCCCGACAGGCGTTGCGGTCCGTAACCACGCCCTGACGGTTCCAGAAGGCTACCTGGAGTGTGACGGCTCCACGTTCTCTGCGACGACATACCCGAACCTAGCGACCGCATTAGGCGGGACAACATTGCCTGTGCAGGCTGGCTTCGTGATCAAGACCTAAAGAGGGAAAATGCGAAACTTCTACAGGCTATGCGAGGGCATAGACACTGTGTCGATAGTCCATGCCTTGCAGACAAGGCCGGAACTCTGGAACCGCAATAGCCTGAGACGTGATACGGCGGAACTGGCTGAGTGCGACGACATCTGGCTGCGGTTCCCAAGTGCGGAAGGCATCAAGCAGGGGCTTGGTGAGTTTGAGTGTGTGAATTACCCGGCAATGGCAGAGTTGCCTGCGGTGCGTTCCATCATCTTCGGCCTAATGCGCCAGATCGAAGGCGAGCGGCTTGGCCCTGTGATGATCAGCCGGTTGCCTCCTGGTGGTCGCATTTACCCGCACGACGACGGGGCGGCGCATACGTCCTATTACAAGCGATACCAGATTGCACTGCACAGCCTGCCGGGCGTTCTGTTTCGGGCGGGTGACGAGACTGTCGCCATGAAGACGGGCGAAATCTGGTGGTTTCAGAATGCTCTGGAGCATGAAGTGTACAACGGCTCGTCTGACGACCGTTTGGCCCTGATAGTGGACATACGACCATGCATCTGATCAGAGACGCGCATCAGGGCGACATCCCAAACATCATTGAGGGGATCAAGGCGTTTGTTGCGGCATCGTCCTACAAGATTGACACGGTTGACCCGCTCCACGTGGAAAACATGCTGCTTGGCCTCATCAACAGCGGTGATGGATGCGTGGCAGTTCTGGAGACGGACGAGGGGCACTTTGCAGGCTGCTTTGTTGGGCTAGCACACGCGCACCTGTTCTCAGGCCAGCGGATGCTTGGCGAACTGTTCATTTACACGACGCCGAACGCTCGCGGGCATGGCGGCAAGTTGCGTCGCTTCGCTGAAGAGTGGGCGCGGGACAAAGACTGCAAGACATTTGGGATTGCCTATCCAGTGAGCGAAAGCCACTTGGAGAAGGTTTACAGACGCTGGGGCTTTACCCCGTGCGAAACACATTGGCGTAAGGAGTTAAACTGATGCCAGTTGGAACAACAGCAGCAATTATTGGCGGGTCAGCCCTGCTTGGGGCCGGAGCGTCGGTCTACGGTGCCAACAAGGCCGCGAGCGCGCAGAAGAAGGCCGCACAGCAGGCAGGCGACATCCAGCGGCAGCAGTTTGAGCAGACGCGCGGAGACCTTGAGCCATACCGCGACGTAGGCACGAACGCTCTCAGCCGCTATCAAAACCTTCTCGGCATGAATGGGCAGGACGCCTATCAGTCCAGCCTGAACGATTACCAGCAGTCACCCTTCCTCTCCCAGCTTGTCAAAGACACGCAACGCGGCGTGGACGCTTCCAGCGCAGCACGTGGGGGCCTGTTCTCAGGCTCGACGGCGCAGGCCATTGGGGACCGCACGGGGCAACTCTATCTCGGCGACTTCAACAACTATCTGAGCCGCGTTGGTGGCCTCGTAGACACGGGCCTTGGTGCCGCCACGACCACGGGCAACTTTGGGGCAAACGCTGCTTCCGGTCAGGCTAACGCCGCGACAATGGCGGGCAATGCTAGAGCGGGCGGGTACATCAACATGGCGAATGGGGTGAACAACGCATTGAGCCAGGGGGCAAGTCTTTATGGAGCGTACAAGGGCGGGGCGTTTGGTTCCGGCAACCCCGGCATGAGTGCGCCACAGCAAGCCTATAACGTGCTCTTTCCGAGGGGTTGAAGATGCCAGAACTTCAGCAGCCCGACATCGCGGGTAATTTCCTTAGCAGCTACTACACAGCGCAGCAGAAGCAGCAGGCTGATGCAGATCGTCAGCGGAACATGCAGCGTCAGGATGTGGCAGACGAGCGCGCGTCACAGCAGTTTGACATGCAGATGGACCTTGGCAAGATTCAGACGGCCAAGGCGAAAACTGATGCACTGAACGAAATCCTGTCAGGCGTTGACACGGCTAACCCTGCAAGCCTCGACATGGCAAAGCAGCGGTTCCTGCAGACCTTCGGCGGAGACCCGCAGGCAGTCGCTGGCATCACAATGGCGGACATCCCGCGCATCAAGATGCAGACGGGGCAGACGGCGGCGGAACTGGACTTGCAATACAAGCGGGCACAGATCGCAGCTACCAACAGGTCGAACCGTGGCGGTGCAGGCGGCGGCTCTGGTCCGGGCAGCGCAGCCCTTCAGCGCGCCCAGTTGGCGCAGG